AAAATGTCATTTTATATTATCCTCTTGGGTTTGCGCCAGTGGCTGGCTTGGGTCGACGCTTGATATTACTCATAGGACTCTTATCTCCCATTGGCAATTCATTTGTGGTTTTAGCAGGTGGTGTCTTACCTCCAGCTACTGTGAAATCTGAACGGTATGCATTTTTTAATACCGCATGGTCATAAGGACCAGTTGCATAATCTTTCTTGAGTGCTTTTTGTTCAGCATCCGTAGCAGGATATGGAGTATCCAACAAGTCTTTGTTTTGATCCGCAATCTTATCGCTCTCAGTGTCCATGCTTTCTTCGTATGGCGTGGTCATCATCACAACACGATTGGGATCCATACCCAACAACTGTGCCAACTGTTTGATTTGTGGTTCAATTGCTGGATAACGAAATTCCACATCCACAATGCTCATGGGCTGATTGGGAAAAGCTGGAAAGTCTGGAATCACTTTACGCACTGGTGCGCTTTTGGCATCCGACATTTTAACAACGTCAAATTGCGAGCACTTGTCTCGAAGTTGTTTGAAAAAGCCTGCGGGCACATCGCCCACCACTTTGATGCGGTAGTTGTATGTACGTTCCGATTCGGCTAGGTATTTTGCAAATGGTTTCATGTTCAGTATCCTGTTGTATATTTATTCTTTTTGTGCGTTTTGGTCTTTACCTTTGATCAAACGCTCAAGTAAATCGTTACGGCTCAAAACCATGCCGTGTGCTGTTTGTGTGGCTTCGGGATCTTTGTTGGCTGTTTGATCCAATCGCATTTTCTTTAATTGTAAATCAATCATTTTAAGTTTCTTGTCCAGTTTGGCTGTTTTTGCTGTGATAGCATGTCCCAGCATATTGCTGGCTACCGAGAATATCTCAGCCGCAAAGCGACTGTCAACTTGCATACCTAAATCTATTAGATCTTTATAACTGCCAGTAGCAAGTCCAGCAAGTTCGTCCATTTCCTGATCTGTGGCATCCAGTCCACGCACGTCGGGTAGGGCGGCATCAATCTTGTCAATGGTTTCGTCTAGAGTTCTAAGTGTTTCTCTATTGGTAGGAAGAGCAGGCACGGCTGTGTCTACTTCCTCGTGTGTGGGCGGCAGGTCAAAAAGTTCTTCAAGTTTTCTTGTCATGCCATATTTAGTGGTTACGACTTGCCGTTCTTAAACATATTAGATTCATTAATTACCCGAAAGGTCAATCCGTTTTGACGAGCCCATATTGTTGCCGCATGCCATTTGGCCATGTTAATTGCTACTATAGCCCGGTCTCGTTGATTTTGTCCTTCTCGCAACATGCTTTGGCTGCTGGGTTTTATTTCTATTAATTCTGCTTTTACTGTATTGTTTTGAGTTCTATATGTGATTAAGAAATCCGGAACATAATTGGTCATCTTGCCTGTTAGTGGATGACGATACGGGATCCGAACGCACTCGCTGGCCCATTGTAATATGTTATCGTTTTCGTCACAAAATCTCATGAAAACGTGTTCCCAGGAAGATCTCCAACGTGGTGCCCCGTTGCCTACATATTTGCTAGAATTTAGTACTTGATAAATGCCCTGGGAAAATCTTGCCATTATACCCTATTCACTGTATGACGTTTCTGGCCGCATAGTAATTTGGTTGTACTGGTGTTCCTACCCCCAACAATATAGCACGATTACGTATGCTGTTGAGATAATAGGCCATGTTGACATTGAGACTCATGCCAGTGTCGCCACCTTGTTGAAATGATTGTAACAAAGTCAGTGCCGGAATGTTAGTATTTTGTGCAACTCTGAACAAACTCACTGTGAAATTATCAGCGGCCTGTTTTGTGTTCATTACACTTTTAAAATAACTGTTGACTGCATCATACTCGCCTACGGGTATGTTGACATCATATTCATAGAATGTGTCAAACACTCTTACAGTTTGATCTATATTGTAATTGGTATAATTAATACTGCTCATATTCTTTAGTTAGTCGGCGGCGACTGTGGGGTGGGATATATCATGCCGTTGTTACGACCTTGTATGGATCGAACTTGTCCGGGTATACCTTGTTGTATTGCTTTGGTACCCAATGCTACTGTTTCGTTGAGAGCCATGCTGGCAATATTTTTGCCTTTGAAGGTATTATATGTTGCTCCGGCTTTTTGCACCGCACCAATGATTCCCAACGGTCCACCTGTTTGTAAATCTTCAATAATGCCACCGGCTGCATCCAATAAACCACCCTGCCCCATGAAATTGGCTCTTGACCCAGGTCGACTAATTGGACTTAGTGTTTGATCATAGTGTGCAGGGTCAGCAAATCCGCGAACAATTTGATCAGGTCTCGAATTGCCCACTGCACCTGCATAATATTTAACAGTCTCGTATGAGATGGTCATGGTATTTTGCATTGTGCCAGCACCTTCACTGTAGTTGTATTGGTCGTGGCCCCAGGCAGTAATTATTGGATTGATCAATACATAGGTTGCTGTTTTGTGTTGATCAAACCCATAGATAGTGATATCACTAAAGAAGGGTGGTTTGCCTGATGGAGAACTAGTGCCGTCATTGTATGCTTCGCCAATGTATCCCCAATCATTGACATTTGACATTCTTTCAGCATCGTAAATGTCTCTTTTGTTATAATCAAATCCGGTCACTCTAGTGGCCGAATCGCCAAGACTACCGGCGGTTGGACTATAGCCGCCATATTGTTGACTGGCATCTTTGTAGTAGTAGGTATAGTATTGGTACCACATTTTACGCACATTATCCCCGCTGTCATCGTGGAATGTGATTGTCACAGGATCGTAATTAATTTTTGTCTGTATTACTCTTTTTCGATTGTATTGATTTAGTGTTTCAGCCGGAATATTAAATTTTGGGAGATCTACTGTTTTGACCAGGTAACTCAAGTTAGTAGTACCCATTACATTGGTCAGTTGTTTTATAGCAGGATTGAAAGTAAAGAAGACGTGGAATAAAAACTTAAACCTTGGTTTAAGTTCAAATGAGTTTGGGGTAAAGACTTTGCTTGCGTGAGTGTAATCACGCAAGCTCTCGGCTTGAGTAAAGCCTTTCCAGAACTGTTGACCAAATGTTGGCATTGGCTAACCCTTAGGCGCCGGCGCCAATACCTGTTACAGCACCTGCCACTGTACGTGCAATATTGTTAACTGGTGTACCAGGGCCGCCAGGTGACTGTGCGGCGTTATCGTAGGCAATTGTCATGTTCACTGTGACACCTTCGTTGGTACCGTAATTCAATTCACCATAGTCAGCACCTTTGAGGTAGCAACCATACAATTCCCATGTCTCAAGAACCACTGGCTCAACAGCACCGTTGCCACCGTCAAGAATTTGAATCTTGGTCAAAAATTTGTAGTCAATACCCGAAGCAGCCGACGCTTGCTCTAAAAAATCCAATTGTTTCTGGAACTGCTCGCCAATCAATTTTTGTACGCTGTTTGATGCATCGTCGCGAACTGAACAGGCAATGTCTGTCCATGTGTGACGTCCAGCCAATTTCAATGTTGAATTATAGATTGGTAAAGAAATTTCTTCGAATGTTAAATTGGGTCTTGCGACACTGACCACCTGTTTGGTTAGTTCGGTGGTTCCTGCTGACACACCAAAATTCTCAAAAAACACTCTAAAGCGGTATTTGAGTTTGGGCATCAACAAGCCCTGTACGCTAGAGCTCTGGTCACTAGCCAAGGGTACTGTCATTCTGTTAAGTGATGCGCTTGCCATTTAATATATCTCCTAATATGTTTATTTACCTAAAACGGAGGCTGAAAAATCCGCCCCCGATTTCAATCAAACTCCGGCAGCGATCTCGCCAGTGTTCTTGATACGCAATGGAATATAAATAAACTCCACTGCTTTCACTGGTTCAATAGCAATATCAACCCACAATTCATTGCGATCAATACGTGCTGGTGTGTTGTTGCTCAAGTCACAAACAACCAAGTAGTCGTACAGTGCTCGTTTGGCAACCAAGTCAACCATCAAACTGTTCACAGTATTGGTAATTTGATTACGTGTGATTGTGTCATTGGGTTCAAACAAATACAGTTTGCCAACCTCTTCCAATCTGCCACGCAAGAAACATACCAGTCGTGCCACGTTGATGCGGTCAAGTGCTGTGGTAGTTGTGGTTGACGTCTTGTTACCAAAATTGGTGATACCAATTCCAGGAATAAACGTAATAGGATTAATGTTGCGCTCATACAGGATGTCACGAACTGACTGGCTTACACCAATTTGGTTAAACTCACCTGTTAAGGCATTGATATATCCAATTGCGAGTGCGTTGTCAACCACACCACGACGTGTACCTGCTGGTGCAAACCATGGATAACTTGCGGCATCACTGCGCAGGATTGTACGCACCATCATGTGACTCGGAGGTTGAACAACTGAGTTTCCACCAAGGTCAGTAGTTTGGCAACTGGGATAGAACACACCACAATAGTTACTTGTGGCAATGTTGCCATCGCCATTGGGTTGTCCCAATCCGTTGTTGTTTGTAGCAAATGCTACCAAGCTGTTGCCATCTGGGCCCAAGCGCATGGGAGTATCGCCAACCACAAACAATGTGTTGTTGCGCTCATTGCTGAGTGCAATCATGTTGGGTGTCAACTCAGGGTATGCAGGTGTAGCAACAATATTGTATTGAGTTTGCTCTTCACGTGCTGTTACACTGGTGTCAATGCCTGACTTGAGTGCTTCTACAATGATCTGACGCTGTGCCAATCTACCGGCCCACATGGAACCGTTGCTCTTGTTTCCACTGGCAGTTAACCATGTGTTGAGATTGATCTCACTCCAGTATGAGGCATTAGTTGGTACAGTACCAGCTGATGTGGCCACTGTACAAACATAAATTGCATTGTTGTAACTTACAAAATCATTTACTGCATACGCTGTGGTTGCTGAATATGCATCAATTGCATAATCAGTGGCACTGGTTGTGAAGTAATCCATCTGGAAACTCTTTACATTGTATCCTGAACGGCGTGTGTTGAACAACAGTGTACCTTGTGGATACAATGCAGGATCGGGGGCATCTGGATCTAAATAATCGCTGGTCAACAAACTCTCAATAGTTGGGAATGGATCTGCCACAGGGTCTACTGTGCCAGTTGATGACCAACGTGCATCGGCAAACAAAATACCATTCTGTGTGGTTTGATCT